ATAATACTTGGGTTTGTGGTAATGCTAAAGTTAGTCATAATGCTAAGATTCGTGATAATGCTGAGGTTAGTGATAATGCTAAAGTTAGTGATAATGCGGAGGTTAGTGATAATGCTAAGATTCGTGGTAATGCTAAAGTTAGTGATAATGTTAAGGTTAGTGATAATGCTAAGATTCGTGATAATGCTGAGGTTAGTGATTATGCTGTGGTTTGTGAGTATGCTTTGGTTTGTGAGTATGCTTTGGTTTGTAATAATGCTAAAGTTAGTGGTAATGCTGAGGTTAGTGATAATGCTGAGGTTTGTGGTAATGCTGAGGTTAGTGATAATGCTGAGGTTAGTGATAATGCTAAGATTCGTGGTAATGCTAAAGTTAGTCATAATGCTAAGATTCGTGATAATGCTGAGGTTTGTGGTAATGCTGAGGTTAGTGATAATGCAATAGCAACAAAAAAAGTTATAGCTTTTCATGACATTTACAACCTAACCATTACTGATAATCATATAAGATATGGGTGCATTCAAAAAACAGTTGAGGAATGGAAGTTGTTTTTAGATAGTGATGAAGTCATTGAGACAGAAAGAGATACTGCCAAATTTAAGAGGATTGAGAAAACTTTGAGAGAAGCAATCGCTGCGTGGGAAAATAATAAAGAATCTTAATTAAAGAATAAATACAATGAAAAAGTTTAAATTAAGTCATGTCGTATTGTATGCTAAAGGTTGGTATCTCAATACAGGGGATGTGTTTGAGGATTTGAGGAAGATCTTGAAATTTGACGGGTACGCCCCATACTCTGACACTGATATTTATTCTATTCTTATAGATAATGTGCAAGATCTCGATGTCCATTGGATGTCGCTACTATCTATATTGGAAAATATTAATCCATCAAATTGTTGGAAATTTGGGTATTCTCAATTTTCAAGTAATCCAAAAGAAGATTTACCTGATTACAATCACCGTACAGCCTTTGTTTATTATGTACTCAGCAATCTACGTTTTATTGACAGCGAACAGTGGAATGTGGTTACTCCAAAGGGCAGTAAATATCCTATTGGTAAAGGGATCACAGTGAGGAAAATATACAAGCTGTTTGTGAAGAAGAATAAATGATTTTTTAAAATAAACTAAAAACAAAAGACATGAAAAGACAAGATGTTTTAACGATTTTGGAAGGGAAGTCGTTCGTGAATAAAAGAACAAATTATTATCATACGGCGATATTGGCTTGTACAAACCCCGGCAAAAAGTTTTATTGTGGGAAGCACTCTGGTAGTGGTCGATATTCTACAACTATTAGTTGGCAATGGGAATTAATTGCTTTATTTAAGCGATTGGGCTTTGTCGATTATGAGGTAGGCAATGACGCGCCTAGAAATGGAAAAAATGGTGATTTTATAATTGTAAATGAAGACAAATGACTGAAAAAGAAAAACAAGAAAAAAGATATGCGCGGTTGTTAAGAACAACTGATTTGTGTACATTAGGATCCTCTTTATTTATAAGAGGTGGCAAAAAGGTAAACATCAATGCTTTGACTAAATATAGGCAGGATATTTTATTTGCTTTGTTGAAGCGGTTTAGCATTGATCCAAGGGAAGAACGGATTTCTAAAAAAGCTACGTTCTTCCAGTCGTTGCAACAAACAGCAATGGAAGATTATTTAGACACAATACAAGAATAAAAACTAAAAAATAAATGTTATGAAACTAGAAAAAAAAGTACACGCAGTGAATGAAGTTCAACGATTATTAAAAATGAACTACGATCACATTATGCCACAATTAGAAAAATTTATAGGTCAAAAGATTAAATTACAAACAGGTGGAAAAGCGGCAAAATTCAAAATTGACTTCTCGGATGAAAAGCCAAGAGGATTTGAAGGGGAATATGCTACGATCCATAACAGGTATATCTCCTTTCCTCATTCTGGTACGATATGGTTAGAGATTAGTCTTTGTTTTAAAAATACGGATGTGTGTTGCTTTTATGAAAGTGATATCATATACATCGGGGATTTGGACAAATTTCATTTGAAATCAGTACGGACAGAAGCATACGAACCTGTCTTTTATGATCTCTCACAAGTGCAAGCAGATTTAAAGCGCAAACAAGAAGTGGAAGAAGAACTTCACAAGTTATCATATAAAGTAAGCAAATTCGCGCATCTTTATTAGGTTTAGTAATAGGAATTTAATATATTTATGTATGCAAGCAAAACAGGTTCAATACAAAAACACAGGGCAGTTGGCTATTAAGATCACTGTTGGAATTGATCCGTCCGCTGTTTCTATTTTAAAAACAATTACAGGATGTAAAAGACATTCTAAGGGATATTGGACCTGTTTGCTTTCCTACAAAAATGCCCAAATTTTATTGGATAATGGATTTGGATTATGTGATAAAATTAGTGCCTATCTTTCCAACAAGCCCACCGAACTAAAAATTCCAAAAGTAAAAATTAAAGGATTGCAAGGAACTCTTCGCAAGTACCAACAGGAAGGTGTTGCTTTTATTGAAATGATGAATGGTCGTGCATTAATCGCAGATGATATGGGATTAGGTAAAACGATTCAAGCAATAGCATATTTACAATTACATCCAGAAACACGCCCGGCACTTATCATTGTGCCCGGATGCGTAAAATATAAATGGGAACGTGAGATTATAAAATGGATTCCCAATCCCGGAAAGATTCAAATCTTGTCTGGGCAAACTCCGTCTAAACGTATTCATGGTGACATCGTAATTGTCAACTATGATATTATATACTATTGGAGAATGCTTTTATACAAAGCTGGCTTCAAAATAATGATCGCCGATGAAATCCAATACTTCAAAAATAATTCCGCTAAAAGAACAAATGTCATCAAACGAATAGGAAAAAAGACAAAAAAACTGATTGGATTATCTGGTACGCCTATTGAGAATCGGCCTATGGAATTATTCAATTTTGTCAATATGTGTGATGCAAAACTATTTCCAAATGCCTTTTCTTTTGGTATGACTTATTGTGCCGGATATCATAATGGATATGATTGGGTTTTTTCCGGTGCTTCTAACTTGCCGCAATTAAATACTATTTTGAGAAAGCATATTATGATTAGGCGTTTAAAAAAGGACGTCTTAAAAGAACTACCTAACATAAATTATTCCGTTATTCCTGTCCTTTTAGACAATAAAAAAGACTACGACATAGCAAAGTCCCAGTTTATTAAGTTTGTCAAAGAATCAAGAGGAAGTAAGTCCTCTGGCACGGATACAAGAGGGGAAACATTGGCGCAACTAACTGCGCTCAAAAAGATGGTGGGCGTTGGAAAGATTCCGTCTATTATAGAATGGGTGGATGATTTTTTACTAACAGGTGAGAAACTTGTTATTTCTGGATGGCATAAGGATGTTTTAAAAGTTCTATATGCACACTACAAAAAAATAGCTATCCTTATAGATGGTTCTGTTTCAAACAAAGATGTTTTGGCAGAGCGATTTCAAAAAGAAAATTCCCTAAAACTAGCTATTGTTAATATGAAAGCTGGTGGGGTAGGTATTGATTTATTTGCCGCAGCTTCTATATTAGTCGTTGAATACCATTGGACACCAACAATGCTTGATCAGGTTATTGCCAGAATACACAGAATGGGGCAAAAAAGAAAAGTAAATGCCTATTATATGATAGGATTAGATACAATAGAAAACAAACTTATTTCCATGCTTGATAAGAAAAAGAATATTATTAGTCAAGCTATGGATGGAAAACAAGTTGAGGGCAATATTTTAATAAATGATTTAATTGATTTTATGTTAAATGAAAAATAATAAAATTATGGAAATGCAGACTGATTTAATTTACAACAGGGCGTGGTCATTTCACAGGACTACGGGAATAGAATTACAAGATTTAATCTCACAAGCAACTTTAATTTATTTAGAAGCAGAAAAAGAGTTTGATCCAAATAAAGGAATTTCTTTTGTGACATTTGTTCACACTTGTTTAGACCAAGCATTGATTGACTATTGCGAAAAAACAAAGAAATTAAAAATAATTGATTTAAAGGGACACAATTTAGATTGGTTACAGACAACTTTCGTGGAAACAAATATAAGTTTTACTTTGAATATGTCTCGGTTTTCCGGGGATGTAAAAGAAGTGGTGTTATTTGTTTTAAAACAACAAGAGGATTTTGATTTGAATTACAGTAGAAAAAATCGCGGTTTAATCGCACAAAGACTATTAGAACAAGGTTGGAAAAAACCTAGGATTTGGCTTGCGTTTAAAGCATTGCACAAGCTTTTAAAAACAATCCCTCAGAACGAACTATTTTCGTAATATCACGTAATTAACTACATAATTCTGCACTTAATAAAAAACATTCCCGTATAATATAAAGAAATGTAAGNACATTAAGCACCTGTTCTATGAATATAATTAAGTTTTACGAAGATNACAATATTGACTACAAAACAGAAGGGCATAAACATTGCCGTGATGGCTGGGTTAATACAAGTTGTCCATTTTGTACAGGGAACCCCGGATATCATTTGGGGTTCCCTATGGATGGCCATGTGTTTAAGTGTTACAGGTGTGGCAAACATAGCCTGTTAGAGGGTGTGGCTAAACTATTGTCCACCTCCTTTAGTGAAGCTAAAAGAATAGCACAGGAATACAAAGGAATAACCACCATAAAACAAGTAAACACACCTATAATTAAACCGAAAGGTTTTAAATATCCAAGCAATACATCCCCGATCACATCCACACATAAACGCTACCTAGAGGGACGTGGATTTGATCCAAAAAATTTGGTTAGAAACTGGGAGATTTTGGGAACTGGTCCACTTTCTTTTTTGTCAGATGGAATAAAACAAATTGATTATAAACACAGAATTGTGGCGCCAATTTATTGGGATGGCCAATTAGTTTCTTTCCAGTCCAGATCGATAAAGAAAAAAACAGAGCATGGGGATGTAAAATATTTAGCTTGTCCTAAGATAAGGGAACGGATCCACCATAAACATTTAGTTTATGCAAATCCAGCAGGCTGGGAGAAAATGAAGAATGGAATCGGCATTGGAGTAGAAGGAATTACAGACGTATGGAAACTGGGAGAAAATGCGGTGTGTACTTTTGGTATAGAATACAAAGTACAACAAATAAATATAATTGCCCGACATTTTAAACGATTTGCTGTTGTGTTTGATGATGAAAGCCAAGCTAAAAGACAGGCCAAAAAATTAGTAGAAGAGCTTTGTCTGTTTGGTGTGGATGCTTTTTACATCCCAATAGTGGGAGATCCTGGTGCTATGTCTTATGAAGAAGCACACAAATTAACAAAATCAATAATAACTAAAATCTACTGACATGACTAAAGCATTCTTTTATTATTTGTTGACTGGTTGGCGAAATACCTTTTATTTTGGATATCCAAAATCGTATTTACCCGTCCTATGCAAGTTCAAAGAAAAGAAACCAACTCAACTAGGAACATTCATACAGAATTGTGCTGTTTTTTGGTTTGAAGAGGCCGGAACAGTGTTCTATGCCAACACAACAACTTTGGCAAAGGATAGCAAAGGAATCGCTAAAGAATCGCTATTAAAAAAGGCTACCGCGGTACACTATACAGTAACACATTGGAAAAAGGTTTATTAAGTACTTAATTTGGAGGATGTTTTAAATAATTATACCTTTGTTTTTCTCCAAAGTAAGTAGGTCAAAAAAACTGTTCGACAAGGAACAAAATAATATTTAAAAAAGGCTCATTAGATGCAGGTGCTTGTTCCACCTCTCTTTTGGGCCTTTTACTATCTAAAAAAACAAATGCCATGAAACGTACAACAAAAAAAGAAAAGCAATTAGATTTGGACGTAGAAGAAGCTATGTTTGCATATCTATACAAAGAAGTAAAAGATTTAAAGTTAATTGCTTTATTTCTTTTTATCAAAGCACACCACATTTTTTGGACACATGCCGATTTTTGGATGGAACAACTTGCGTTTATGAATATGAACAAAAACACGCAAAATAAACATATCCAAAAATTAGAAGAGTTTGGCCTGATTAAAAGAATGGCTTTACGTGACAAAAATAAAAGAGTGGCCGGAACCATTTGGGGCGTTTCCTTAAATAAACAATTTGATTTTCCTATGGACGAATTAAATGCCATTTTGAAAAAAGAAAATTTAACATGTACCAAACTCCCACAAAAAAAATAAGATTATGACAACAGCAAAGGACATCGAAGAATTGTACACAACTGAGCATGATGCTTATATTGTAAACTTGGCAGTTTTAAAAGAACTAGGAATTGGGGCGGCACTTCTTTTAGCTTTATATATGGATTTTACACTTAACAAAGCATTGCCGGATGGATGGTTCCTCTGCCCAAATAAAAAAGCGGGGCTTCTTATGGGTTTCCCAACGACAGCGATGGTAGGAAGAAGCAAAAAAACACTGCAAAAAATAGGAATCCTAAAAACAAAAAGAAAAGGCATTTACGAATTGCTTTATGTGGATATTATGAAAATGAAACAACTCATTGATAAAAAATAAGACTATGACAACAGAAAGAATATTGAGCCAAGAACAATATCATGGGCTTATAAAGGAATTAACCAGAACGGACGGCTATTTATTATTGCATAAAAAATTAATTGCGCATCTGGGTGGTTTTATTGCACTTGTTTTGTCTAACTACGTGGATAAGCATATTTATTTTGAAAAGAAAAATCCTGCTGCAAACGGTTGGTTTTTCCTTACATTAGATCAACAACAACAACAACTTGGAGTGCCACGGACTTTTTTAATCAAGTATAAAAAAATCTGTGTTGAACTGGGCTTTCTTAAAATAGAAAGAAGAGGAATTCCTTCAAAAGAATGGTTTAAATTGGACTATGAGAAACTAGCATTTATTTATTTACATGAGGCAAAAAAGGACATGATAGCCCCTGACTTATCTGGGAGGCTATGCAAAGCGACATCTGGTAGACAAGCCAAGGCAAATCGCAGTGGGCTTGTCAACAGTCAAGACAAGTGTCAAGCCGAGGCAAATCTCAGGTCACTATATAAGGAGAACATATTTAAGGAGAACAAAGAAAATATAAATAGTATAAATACTATTTCTGTCGCCAATAAATTGGACGACCGTGATAGATTTAAAAGAACCAAATTTTCTTATATGGATAAAAAAGACAAAAGCAATCCAAAAAAAGAAATTGTCCAAAAAGAGGATAAAAGTATTCCATATAAACCATTAGCAACCCAGTTGTCTGATATCATCCAAACAAACAAATCCATAACACACACACCCGGGCAGATAAAAGCATGGGCTAAAGAATTGCAAAAATTAGAAAGCCAAAACAAAATAACTATTCCAAGAATGCAAAATGCAATGACTTGGTATTCCCACAATATTAGTGAGCTGTATGTTCCAGTTATCGAATCAGGCAAAAGTTTTAGAGAAAAATTCATAAAATTAGAAGCGGCCATTGAACGAAGTGAGCAACGGCCTTTCAAAAAATCACAAAATACAATAGGCACACACAATATAAAAAATCCCACTGGTGCAAAAATAGACTACACATCAAGAGTACCGGCACCAGTACCTAAAGGTTTTTAAAATAAATTCTTATGAAATGTATCCTATGTAAAGAAAATAAAAGCATGAATGGGTGGGAAATATGCCTAATCTGCCATCGTGAGAACTTATGGGAAACTAAAAAACAAAAAGAGCATCTTTCCCATCTACCAAAAAGAGTGGCAAAAGAAATAATGGAATTTTCTTTTCCAAATTTGCCAGACATCAGCAAAGGTGTGTATATCTATGGATTTGTAAAAACAGGAAAAACTTTACGTGCGGCCAAAGCAGTAATGGAACAATTACATCACGAGTATGTACATACCCAAATCAGAAANACTTTTGCTTTTGTAGAAACCAGTGCGCTTTTGCAGCAAATCAAAAACACCTACAATGCAGGAAATGAAGAAACAGAACAATCCATAATTGAAAAATACCAAAGCATAGACTACCTTATTTTTGATGATATTGGTGTCCAGAAAACAAGTGATTGGGCATATACAGTTTTATACCTTATTCTAAACTACAGATATGAAAATTACAAAACCACAATATTTACATCCAATTGTTCGTTAGACGATTTGTCTGGACAAATGGGGGATGATAGAATTGTAAGGCGCATTATGGACATGTGCGCTGTGATAGAACCAATACAATAACAATAAATTCTTATGAACCACGAAAAAATAACAGAGCGGCAAATTATTCTTGCTATGCTTGTTTCTGATGAATACATGAAACAGGTCAGGAAAATATATAAGCCTGAATATTTGCGTTCCGATGCCGCTGGGCGGATCACCCGTTGGGCCATAGAGTACTTTGACAAATATGCCCACGTAATGCAGGAAGGGATTACAGAGGTTTACGTTGATAAAATTAAAAAAGAACACATTTCCGAAGAAGTTGTCGAGCAAATAGAAAATATCTTAGAGTCCATTTCCGACGAATATGATAGAGAACAATTCAATTTTGAATACATTGCCGACAAAACAGAAATATATTTTCAGGCACGTGCAATTGAATTAAATAATGAGAAAGTCCAAGTGCTTTTGGATAACGGGGATGTGGATGAAGCAAATGCTTTAATAGCAAACTTCTCTCCACCTAAAAGAAAAATAGCACAGGACATTGATTTATCCGACCCTGCTATTTTAGATAGAGTTTCCCAAGCATTTGCAGAAACAGCACATCCTTTGTTTAAACTTCCGGGAGCATTGGGGGAATTGATAAATGAGCATTTGCTTAGAGATTGCTTTGTTGCGTTGCAAGGTTCCGAAAAGCGTGGAAAAACTTGGAATTTGATGGAGTTGGCTTTGAAAGCATCCAAACAAGGATGCAACGTAGCTTTGTTCCAAGCTGGTGATATGAGTGAAAAACAACAACTTCGCAGAATTGCAATTAGTCGGGCACATTTATCGGACAAAGAGGAATACACAGGATGGCAGTATGTTCCTGTCAAAGACTGCCTATTGCAGCAAACGGACCAATGCACCAGACCAGAACGAGAATCTGAACTTAGTTTGTTTAAACAAAAGTACAAACGGGAAGACATTACAAAAGATATGCTTTTAGAAGCAGCAGCCGAAAACCCAGAATATGAGCCTTGTCGCAATTGTTCCAAAATCATCGGTATTCCTTGGCTTAAAAAAGTAAACTTAGGCTCGCCTATTACAGAGGAGCAAGCAAGGCAGGAATTTCAAAGATTCTTTGTGAATAATGGACGTAGGTTCAAACTCTCAACCCATGCCGCACAAACTTTGACAGTAAAGGACATTGAACACAAATTGGATGAATGGGAAAAAGACAATTTTATTGCAGACGTAGTTGTGATTGATTATGCCGATTTACTTGTGTCCTCTGTAAAAGAGTTTCGCCATTCGCAGAACGACATTTGGATGAATTTGCGAGGCTTATCCCAAAAAAGACATCTTTGTTTGATAACAGCGACCCAAGCTGATGCAAAAGCGTATGAAACAAATACATTGACTTTGCAAAACTTTTCTGAGGATAAGAGAAAATATGCACATGTGACCGCTATGTTTGGACTAAATCAAGACAAAACAGGCAGGGAAAAAGAATTAGGAATATTGCGGTATAATATAATTTTAGCCAGAGAAGGGGATTTCAATGCAAATAAATGTGTTTGTGTTTTGCAAAGTTTAAAACAAGGTAGAGCGATAATCACCTCATATTGGTAATTGCAACTATCTTAAAAATAAACGAACAATTCCGCACTTAATAAAAAGCATTCCCGTATAATAGGGTAAATACATTATATAGTGTACATTTAAAATTAGAAAAAATGAATGAAATTAGAAAGTTTGAGTACGA